GCATCTTCGTGTTCGACTGATTCGGAGATCATCTCCGATGTTCACAATCCGGTCATCGGTAGTCCAGGTGGAGAAATTCTCCACCTGTCACTTTCCCCAATTCGTCACGCCAAAATAGGAACGTTTTAGCCGCTCGCCGGCGTCCGTCGCCACCCACCTGGCGACGGTAGCCGCTCCTGGACCCCCTCACACACCCCCACGGTGATGTTCTGCTCTTGCTCTTAGGTCCTCGTCGGAGGCAAACCCCACACGGGTCTAGTGGGAGTTTGCCTCTACACTGCTCATGCAGTACCACGCCTCTGCTTCGCAGAGGCGAAGACGATGGACGACATGGACGACGAGCGTGGAGGTAGCCATGCCCGACCTAGCCGTCGACGGCACCCCCCTATGGGGCGACCCGCCGTACGAGACCACCATGGACCGCGACCTGCGCCGCCTCTACGGCATGCGCCTGGACCACTACGACCTGCTGCTCGAGCGCCAGGGTGGGGTGTGCGCGATCTGCAAGCGGCCGCCGCTGGCGGGCAAGCGCCTGGTGGTCGACGAGGACCACTCGACGCGGATGATCCGTGGGCTGCTCTGTGCCCGGGACAACAGGCTGACGACCGAGGCCCGCGAGGCGTACCTGGCCGACCCGCCCGCCGCCGCCCTCGGCTGGTACGTCCCGGAGAAGCAGTGGGACGTGCGCCAGGCCCGCAACGCCAGCCGGGCACGGCGCCACCAGGAGGCCAAGGCGGCCGCCAAGGTGTCCGAGAAGCGGAAGGATCCGGTTTTCGGAACGTCGACGTCGACGTCGCCGCTCCGGGCGGCCCTGGCCCGGGCTGGCATCCCCTCGGCCGGCGTCACCGCCGCGGCGATCGAGCGGATGGAACAAGAGCACCAGAGCGACCACGAGCGGGCCCTGGCCGAGTCCGCGGCGTGGTCGGGGGGGCATGTAGACATGACCACGGACCCACCACGCGAAGAGGCCCCGACTCGACGCCGGGGCCTCCTGGGTCGCCTGTTCGGCTAGCCGTCGACCGGGTGTTCGTCCGGCACATCGCGGCCCACCTGGCCGGCGAGGTCGTAGACGAGCACCCCGAGGGCGCGCATCAGGAGAGTGACGGCGTCCACCCGGTGGATCGTCGTGGTGGTCGGGGAGAGCGCCCGTTCCAGCAGCGCGCGCATCCCGGCCGGGTCGGTGATGGGTGGCGGGTCGTCGGGTCCGCCGGGCCAGTCGTACGGTCGGGTGACCAGGCCGGGCTGGCCGGCGACCAGCCGCTGGTCGCCGGGCCGGGTGACGGGTGGCGCTTCCTCGCCGGCCAACTGCCGGCGCACCCGGTCGAGCAGTGGGTCGCGGTCGGGCATGGCTACCTCCTACTAGTTGAGCGAGCGACACTCGTGACCGCCGGACAGTTTCGTGACCTCCAGCATCGTCGACTCGGCCACCAGCTCGCGGTCGTTGGCGCACCAGAGCTGGCAGGGCGTGTCCGGCTGCGGGCCCTCCGGGGGCAATGCGTCGCCGGCGAGCATCCAGAAGCCGTACACCATGTTCCCGGTTCGCTGGGCTAGGCCGGCGAGTCCGTCCAGAAAGGCGTCGAGTGCGCCATCCGGGCCAGGCCCCGGCCAGGCACGTAGCATGTCGACGTGGCCGCAGAGTGAACACACCTTCGTCACGGCATGGCCCGGGTCGGCCATATTGGCCTTGAGCTTTGCCAGGTACTCCTGGTCGATCATGGCTACCTCCTAGTCGTCGATCGAGTCCCTGGGCTGGTAGGCCAGTGTCCACCCCCCGTCTACCCGGGCCCGCGGCGTGCCTGCTCGGCGCGGCGCCACACCTCCCCGGTCAGCATGCTCGGCCGGACCCGCTGCGCCTCCAGGAACAGGCTGTACACGTCCAGGTCGCCGAGCTGCCGGACGACCAGGGCGATCGCCGCCACGTCGTCGACCGGCCGCCGCGGCGTCGTGGGGGAAGTAGGTACTTCCGGCTGCGGCTGCGGCTTGGCCGGTGGCGGCTGCGGCTGACGGGCCAGCAGCCGGAGCCGGTTCGCGAGGCCGGCGCGGTCGTGGGCGGTCAGCAGCGTGGCGGCCATCTCCAACGCGGCCCGGTCGTCGTGGCTGAGGCCGCTCACTGCGGGTCGCGGTCGTCGCCATCACCCTCGCGGTCGCGCAGCATCGCCGCGTACTGGCGGGCCCGCAAGCCGAGGTTGCCCTTGTGCGCGATGATCAGGTCAAGGATCGTCACCGCCAGGTTCGGCTGGCCGAACACCATCGCATCCCGGATGAGCGTCAACAACGTCAGCAGGTCGTCGAGGTTGGCGCCCCGCATGGGATCGAGCTCGCCGCCGCAGTGCGGGCAGGTCCTCATGGTCCGGCCGCCTGCACCTGTAGCAGCGCGTCGTGCAGGTCCGCGACCACCGCCACCAACACCTCGTACGGGCCGACCAGGGCGACGTTGACGCCGTGGCCGAGGCCCGCCACGTCCAGGCCCAGGCGCACCTCGGCACCCGGGGCCGGCTCGGCCGCCACGGTCGGGACGCGCCCGGCCGCCACGACCACGAGCACGGTGGCATGCGTCAACGGCGCACGCGAGGATGGGTCGTGCATCACGGGGCACCCTCCGTGGTGTCACGGCGCCCGGCGGGCTACCTCCCGTGCGGGCGCCACTTCTGTTCCCGCCTACCTGCGGGCTGGGGCGAACCTACGCCCTCCACTTGCGTAGGTCAACGTTCCCGTGACTTAATGCCAAGCGTGTAATTCGTCGAGGAGGTGAGAAGTGTCCCTGCAGGAGCTCCTGAGCACCGGCGAGGTCGCCGAGCGACTCGGGATCGAGGAGCAGACCCTCCGCAAGCGCCGGCACAAGGGCCGCCCGGTGCCGCCTGGCCGGGTCGTCGGGTCGACCTGGGTCTACTGCTCGGCCGAGGTCGACGAGTGGATTCGTCGACAAAGAGACAAGTCGTCATGAGCCGGAAAACGGCTGGTCACCTGGGTTTGAACCTTTGTGCAAGAATCCAGGGCGCCACGTCACCGCCAAGGTTGAGGCCCCCGCGGCGACGTGGCGCGCAGGCATCGTCCACCCTGCCGTGGACAATCGTCTACCGCAGATGCCGTAAAGGGTGGTCGTCGCCCCCGCTGCTTCGCTCCCTTTCGGGGCCTCAGAGCAGAGCCGGAGGGCGATGACCCCATGGAAAGCCGAAGGGCGACCCCCGACAGGTCGCCCCGCAGCACAGCAGTTGACACCACCGCCAACAGCGAGAGCCTAACACGGGCGCTCGACGTTGCGGAGATGGGCTACCTCGAGCGCGGCTGGCCGGTGTTCCACCTGCTGCCGAGGTCCAAGGAGCCGTTCCCCAGGTCGCGGGGGTTCTACGACGCCACCCTGGACGCCGCCAGCATCCAGGCATCCCGGCGCCGCTACCCCAGGGCCAACATCGGGATCGCCACTGGGATCGTCTCCGGGCTGTACGTCGTCGACCTGGACGGCACCAAGGGATTCGCCGCCTGGGCACGGCTGGAGGCCCGCTACGGCGCCGCGCTCACCATGGAGGCTGAGACCGGGTCGGGTGGCGCGCACCTGCTGTTCGCCTACCCCGACGATGACGACTGGCCCAACACCCGCGGCCGGCTTGGCGCCGGCGTCGACACCCGCGGGCAGGGCGGCTACATCATGGCCGCCCCCTCGATCCACCCCAACGGCCGCGCCTACCGGTGGTGCGACGGCTACACCGACCCCCAACCGATGCCCGGGTGGCTGCTCGACCTGCTCGTCGACGAGCCCCCACCCGCGCGGGTCCTGGCGCCGATCCTCCCGGACGGGCCCAGGCGGGACGCCTACTGGCTCGCCGCCCTCCGCGGCGAGGTCGAGCAGCTCCTCGAGCACCCCGCCGGCGTGCCGGGTGGGCAGGGCCGCAACTACCGGCTCCACCTCGCCGCCTGCCGCATCGGCCGGCTGGAAGCCCAGGGCGCCCGGCTGGATCTCGCGGAGGACGCCCTGGTCGCCGCCGCCGCTGCCCGCGGCGTCCGAGAACCGGACGCGAGACGGCAGGTGCGCAACGGCTTCGCCTGGGGCAAGAGCCACCCGAGGGTGGGTGGTGCCGCGTGAGTCTCACCGACGAGATCATGGCCAAGGCCGCGCAGCGTTTGGGCAGGTCAGCGCCGTCGCGTCCGAACAACTCTAAGGGCCATACCGACCAGGACCAGCCCATAGAGATGTTCGGACATCGCCCCTCCGGCGCCGCCGACTGCGGCCGCGTCGCCCTGCTCAGAAACCCCTCCGGGCAGGCCGTCGCCGCCCGGCTGTTCTGCAAGCGCAAGACCTGCCCGGACTGCGGGCCGTTCCGGGTGCGCCGGCTCGCCCTGCACTACCGCGAGGCGATCGGGGACACCCCCGTCGTCCGGTTCCTGGTCGAGCGCGCCAAGTGGCCGACCAGGGCGCGACAGTTGTCGCGCTCCAAAGCTTCCTACCTGCGGATTCCCGCCCCCGGGGCGACATATGTCGTGTTCGCCACCGCGGGCCCCGGCGAGCCGGTCACCGACCTGGGCGCCACCCTCGACGCCGCGTTCGCCGCCATGCCCGCCGGCGACGCCAAGGGCCGCCCCGACACCGCCCGCGTGTCCAGCTCGCGCTGCTGGGCCGAGAGCAAACCTGTCCGCGCCGGGACAGGTTCCGGCCGCGGCGACGACCAGGGCAAATGGGAGCTGGTCGGACTGGCCGGCGTGTCGCTCGACCAGGTCGTCAAGGTTGCCCAGGAGCACGGGCTGTACCTGGGCCCGGTCGACGCCCGCGACCTGGCCGCCGCCTGGGCCGAGGCCCACCTACTGCGGCTGCCGCCTGCGGGGACACCCGAGTACCTGCGGTTCACCAACAGCATCCGGCTGCACTGGCCGGCACGGCATCGGCGGGGAGTGGATTTGGCCGCATAGCGACAAGTCAACAAGTCGATATGTCGACAATCGGGCCATCCCCTAGAAGGCCAGTTACGTTAACCTCCCAGGTCAGGCGGGGTGCGTTTCCCACCAGACGGGTAGGTTTACACTCTCCGTGGCCGACGACGGGCCGCGTTCTACAGCGAAAGGTGGTGGGCTGGTGGACCTGAGACCGCCGGCCCACCCCCCCTTCGACCTGGGCCCGTCCGAGTTCGTCTCGGCCGCCCGCGGGTCGCCGTCCGGCCTGACCGACCGCGAGCGCCACCTGCTCATGCAGCTCGCCGTGCACAACCTGATGCGCCAGTTCGGCTGCGACGAGCTGACGGCCGCCGCCGCCCTTGACCACTTCGCCGCCCGCGGCGAGTCCCACATCCGCGGCGACCAGCGCGACGTGTACGTCGTGGTCTGCGGCGCCGTGCACATTCACGCGACCCGCGACTGGCTACGCGCCGCCGTGGCCGACCTGCCCGCCGACCCGACGGCGAACTAGGCCGCTATCCGTTGCATCGGCGCAGGTAGTACCCTTGCCCACAAACCCCCTGGGGAACGTGGGAAAGGACGGCCGCCGTGGCCCTGCTCGACGACCTACGGGCGCGGCGCGCCGACGCCCGCACCGCCAGTGACGAGATCCTCACCCGGGCCGCGGCCGAGTCCCGCGACCTGGCCGCCGACGAGGTCGCCGCCTACCAGGCGCAGGTGATCGCCACCCGCGAGGCGGACGACGAAATCGAGCGGGAACACGAGCGGCTGCTCGCCGAGGCGCGCGCCGCCAGCCGCGCCGGCCGCGGTCCGACGCTCAACCGCCAGGCGCTCGACACCGCCAGGGCGTTCCGCTCGGCCATCTTCGCGAAGAACCCGGCGCCGATCGAGGTCTACTCCGAGCTGCCCGACGAATGGCCAGACGACGCGCCCGAGCCGGTCCAGGGCCGCGTGGGCCGTGTCCAGGTGCACACCCGCGACACCCTCAAGTCGACGGCGACCCAGGCCCTCTCGACCGACGTGTACACCCAGATCATCGCCCATTTGGTCGAGACGAGCTCGCTCATGGCCGCCGGCGCCACCGTCGTCACGACCGCCACCGGCGAGGACCTGGTCGTGCCCAAGAGCACGGGGTTCGTCAGCTCGGCGATCATCGCGGAGGGCGCCTCGATTACCGAGTCAGACCCGACACTCGCGACAGTCACCTTGAAGAGCTTCAAGTACGCAAACTACTTCGAGATCAGCTATGAGCTCGCCAACGACACCCCGACCAACTTGGTCAGCTTCTTGGCCCGCCAGGCCGCCCTGAGCCTCGGCCTGGGCGCAACCGGCTACGGCGACGACATCATCAACGGCACCGGCTCCGGGCAGCCGCGGGGCCTGCTGCTGGACGCCGGCACCGGCGTCACCGGCCCGGCCGGCACCGGCACGAGCCTCGGCACCCAGGGCACCGCGAACCAGGGCACCGACGCCCTTTGGAACCTGGTGGGCAGCGTGGCCGAGCCCTACGCGCAGGCGTCGACCGCGGCGTTCCTCATGCGCAACGCCTCGGACATCATCGTGCGCAAGCTGCGCGACACCACCGGCCAGCCGGTCCAGGGACTCGGCACCCGCGGGTCCATCCTCGGCTACCCGAGCTACGTCGACCCGTTCATGCCCGCCATGGCCAACACCGTCGAGTCCATCGCGTTCGGCGAGATGGCCAAGTACTTCGTCCGCATCGTCAACGGCGTGCGCTTCGAGCGGTCGGACGAATTCAGGTTCCAGGACGACCTGGTCGCCTTCCGCTGCATCCTTCGGCTTGACGGCGCCCTGGTCGACACCGGCGCGGTCAAGACGTTCGTGAACACGACCTAGGGGCCGCCGATGCCGTGGCAGTGGCCTTGGCGCCGCACCCACGATCGGGCGCTGTGGCAGATCGGCGACGTGCCGATGCAGCCGACCGCCGCCGGCCAGCCGGTCACCCCCGACCGGGCCCTGCGCCTGGGCGTGGTGTTCGCCTGCGTGCGGCTGCTCGCGGACTCGGTCGCCACCCTGCCGCTGCACGTCTACCGCGACGATGACCGCGACCCGCTGCCCACCCCGCGGCTGCTGGCCCGCCCATCGGCCGACCATCCCGACCTGGCCGACTGGCTGTGGGCGACGATGGCGTGCCTGCTCACCCGCGGGAACGCCTGGGGCCTGGTCACCGACCGGGCCGGCGTGCTGCCGGCGCAGGTCGACCTGCTCGACCCTGCCCGCGTGACCGTCCAGGAGGACCGCGACGCGCCACCCGTCATCCGCCTCGACGGGCGCGAGGTCGACCGCGGCGAGCTCTGGCACGTGAAGGCGTACCCGGTCGCCGGGTCGATCCTGGGCATGAGCCCGGTCGCCTACGCCCGCGAGGCGATCGGTCTGGGCCTGGCCGCCCAGCAGTTCGGCGCCCGGTTCTTTGGCGACGGCGCCACCCCCCAAGGCGTGCTGACTTCCGAGCAGGTCGTCAACGCCGAGACCGCCGAGTCCCTGAGCGCCCGCTGGGAGAAGAGTCACGGCGGCCGCCGTCGCATCGCCGTGCTGGGCAGCGGCGCCAAGTTCCAGGCCGTCAGCATCCGCCCCGACGAGGCGCAGTTCATCGAGACGCAGAAGCTCAACGCCGCGCAGATCGCCGCCATCTACGGCGTCCCCGCCGGGATGCTCCCCGGCGTCGAGCTCGCCGGCCACGAGGACTACTCCTCACCCGAGCAGCGCAGCACCGACATGCTCGTCTGGACGCTCAGACCGTGGTTGCACCGCGTCGAACGCGCCGTCTCCACGCTGCTGCCCAGGACCCAACAGGCCCGCTTCAACGCCGGCGCCATGGTCCGCGCGACCCTCCGCGAGCGGTACGAGGCGCACGGCCTCGGCATCCAGGCCGGGTGGCTGCTGCCGTCCGAGGTCCGCGAGCTCGAGGACCTGCCACCCGTCGCCGGGATCGACGACCGGGCCCGCCCGACCCCAGGAGGCGCAGTGGCATGACCGTGCTCGAGCGAGCCTACGAAACCACCCTGCACGTCCGCGACGGCGACGGCGGCCGGGTCCTGGTCGGCGCCTTGCTTCCCTGGGGCATCGAGGCGCAGGTCATGGACCGCGGGCGCCTGGTCGTCGAGAGCTTCCAGCGCGGCGCCCTTGAGGGCACCGACCCCGGCCGCGTGCCGCTCACCGCCCGCCACCCGCGCGACGGCGAGACGCTCCCGATCGGCGTGACGGTCGAGCTGCGCGACGAGGCCGACGCCCTGCATGGCGCCTGGCGCGTCTCCGCCACCACGCTCGGCGACGAGGTGCTCGAGCTGGCCCGCGACGGCGTCCCGCTGGGCCTCTCCGTCGGATTCATCGAGGTCCCCGGGGGCAGCCGCTGGCTCAGCCGTGACCGCGTGGTGCGGACCAAGGCCGCCTTGGATCATGTGGCCGTGGTGAGGCAACCGGCCTACCAGGGGGCCGAGGTCGTCGGGGTCCGGGGGGCCAGGGGAGGGCCGGCGGTCGGGGTCCCGCTGGCCACCCTGGCCCGGCGCTGGCGATGAGCAAGCGAGGCCGCAGTGGCCGCGGCTGGCTGATGATCGGCACCGCCCGGTCGACTGGCGGGCGCTGCGTCGCCTGCCACCGCGCCATCGTCTACGGCGACCGCTGCCCGCCCTGCGCCACGCGGCTACGCCAGCGCCAGCGCCGCAAGCCCAGGTAGCCCATGCCACGCACCGGCAAGGGCGGACCCACCGGCCGGCCGTGGCGCAGGGTCCGCGCCCAGGTGCTGGCCGCCTCCGACGTCTGCTACCTCTGCGCGCACCCTGGTGCTGGCGCCGTCGATCACGTCATCTCGCGCAAGCAGCGGCCCGACCTGGCCCTGGACCCCGCCAACCTCCGCCCCGTCCACGGCAGCCTGAGCCGCTGCCCGTGGTGCAAGGGCCAGGCGTGCAACGAACGCAAGGGCGACCGCCCCGGCCTGCCGCCGAGCAAGCAACCACGGCAGTCTCGCCGATGGTGATGTTGCAAAACCGGATCGTTCCGCTTTTGCAACAGCG